AATGTATAATTTCTGGTATACCGTAGTTACTTCTCCATTCTGCATCAGTTTTAGAAACCTCGTCAACTCTATCCGAATACATTTTATAGAAATCTTGAACACAAATTTTTGGTTTGATATCGTTTTTTGTTAGAATACCAAAAACAATACCACACACTTCTTCACCAGTAAAATGTGTTTTCCATTCACTTTCATCAGCTATTTCGTCAACTATTTTGGTGTATTGCTTTAATAATTTTTTTTCTGTTATTTTTATTTTACCCATAGTTAAAACTTCTTTTATACAAAAGTACTAAAATTTTTTGTGAAAAACAAATTTATTCTTATAAACCATATATTTATAGGAAAGCGGAAAAAAATAATTTTTTGATGAAAAAAATAAAATTTCCAATATTTATAATTAAATAAGAACAAATTTTTAAAACAAATACGACATGGCTGATTTATTAATGAAAATGCCCCTACCTTACGAGCCTAAGAAAAAGAATCGTTGGTTAATCACTTTCCCAGCAGATTTAGGTATCCAACAATGGTGGTTATCTTCTGCTTCTAGACCTTCAATCACACAAAACGAAGTTGAGATTCCTTTCCTTAACACATCTACTTGGGTAATCGGTAGATTTACTTGGGAAGCAATTGATGTAACTTTCCGTGACCCGATTGGTCCTTCTGCTGCACAAGCAATTATGGAGTGGGTTCGTCTACACTCAGAATCTATTACTGGTCGTCAAGGTTACGCAGCTGGTTACAAACGTCCAGTTGAACTTGAGATGCTTGACCCAACTGGTGTTGTTATCGAGAAATGGTTACTAGATGGTACTATGTTAACAAACGTTGGATTTGGTGACTTATCAATGGATGATGATGGTATCGCTGAAATCACTGCTACATTACGTTTTGACAGAGCAATCTTATTATTCTAATTAATAATGGCAAAGGCTAAAAAAGAAGGTAAACCTAAGAAAAATAGGGGTAACTTAGTTAAGCGTTTGAAGCTTATTAGTAAGAATCGTGAAATACTAAAGAAATACGAAAATAATTAACATTAAAACCTAGGGAACTAGGTTTTTTTGTTTTATTTAATATTTATAAATAAAGATTATGAGAAAATTAGATAAATTTAAAAACCTAAAAAAGGCTAATTCATTGGTTGAAGAAAGATATTTGAAATCAAAAGGATTGTTATCTGAAAACATTAACGAAGACCCTATTGGTGGTGGATATCTTGGTGATATTGGTTTTGTTCCTGGTAAAAAAGAGTTACAAATGGTTAAGGGTGAAGTTGAGGATTTAAAACCTAATTTCACGATTAATTACAATGCATTAAAAGTTATGGATTTAGATTTAGAGATAACTTATGATTTAGATGATAAGACCTACGATGTTAGAAACTCTATAACTGGTAAGTATTACGCCAACAATATAACGCACACTCAATGTGTTGATTGTGAATTTAGAACGCCAGAAGAAGTTGTTAAGTTTATCAGACGTAAAGCTGAACGTGGAGATGTTAGATTCATGCCTCAACAAAATGAAAACGTTGAGGAAGCTGATTTAAACACATATAGAGCTAGTTTACAAAAAACTGGTAACTATCCTTGGACGATTTATTTAGGTAACAAAGAAAAGGGTGAGGTTGACAAAGCACAAAATGCTAAAGATTCTGAAGAATTTAAAAACGAATTCAAAAAAGGTTACGCTGGACAAACAATCGAAACAACTAACGGAACATATACTTTTGCTGATATAAAATATAAAAGTAATTATGGTAATTATGATTTATTATTTACAAAACCTAAAGGTGAGGATGATTGGTCTGATAAAACTCTTTGGATAACATATGACCCAACAAATGGTTATTATGTTGATAATTACTATGGTGTTGAATTATCGGATGCTGATTCGGAAGAAAAAGTAATAGAAATGCTAAGCTACAATAAATAACAAAAAGCCACTCGAAAGGGTGGTTTTTTTATTTTATTTAATTCTATTTACAAAAAAAATTGTTTTTCTATATTTATCTTAAAAGTTATAATATTAAAAACAAAAAAGTTTTAACATGGATAAAAAACCTAATGTTTTCCCTAAAAGGGAAGCGACAAGTACCCCAGTAATGACAGAAGAACAAAGACTTGCAGCTTTTGAAGCTGAAAAGGCTATGGCTACAAATGAAATATACAACACAGCCGTGGCTCCAGAAGATACACCTCAAGGTCATATGAGCGCAGTTGAGATGATGAGATACAGAACTCAACAACAATTACAACAAAGAGAAGAAATGGGTGTCGTTCAAGACGCTGCTTTGGCTGAAAAAACAACTACTAGAGTTTATCAAGACCAAAATCAAAAGAAAAACGAAGAACAAATGAAACTTCGTGATGAACAACTAAGAAAAAACATGGAACAAACTCAAAGGTTTCAGCAATTAACAGATGAAGCTAATAACAGAGTTAATACTTATACAAACACTCAAAACAATATGCAACAAGAAACTTATCAAAACAATTATCAAAACAATCAACCACCAGTAACACCACCTTCAAAACCACCAGTAAATAATGGTTATGGTGAAAGTTACGGTAAAAACCCTTCTAACATCGACCCATACATTTTGGAGTTGAGTCAGCCTAACTATAACGCACCTTTTGACGTTATACCTTTGCCTTCTCAAGGTAAACTATATAAAAACAAAAAGAAGAACATTAGATTGGCATATATGACAACTGCTGATGAGAATATTCTTACGAGCCCTAACCTTTTGGAAAGTGGTCAGTTTTTAGAGATTCTTATCAATAGAAAAATTTTGGAACCAGATTTGAGATACAGAGACCTTACTGTTGGTGATAGAAATGCTATCATGATATGGTTAAGAGCAACTGGTTATGGTGAAATGTATCCAGTAACCCTATTGGATGGTAGACAAGAAGCGTTTGATACTGATGTAAATTTGAACGACCTTAAAACAAAATATTTAGGTGCCGAACCAGATGAAGAAGGTTTATTTAGTTATACACTACCGATTAGTAAAACTGAATTAAAATTTAGATTATTGACATGTGGTGATTTGGATGATATTGAGTATATGATTGAGCAAGATAATGAAAGAAAAATCCCAGTTAATAATTCAACAACTTATAGGTTTGAGAAAATGATAGTTGAAGTGAACGGAAACAGAGATAGAGCTTATTTAAGAGATTTTGCAAGTTTCATGAGAATTGCAGATGCAAAAGCTTTAGATAATTACATTGAACAAGTAGAAAGTGGTATCGACTTAAATATAGAGGTAATGACTCCAGGAGGTGAGTCTGTTGCCACCTTTCTTCCGCTTAACGTCAGCTTTTTTTGGCCTAACTTCAGAGTATAAGGCTCCGTTATTAGAAGAAATCTATATTTGTACTCAATATTTAAAAGGTGTTTCCTATAATGATGTATTATCAATGCCGACTTATGAACGAAGATACTTTTTGGGTATGCTAACAAAAGACGCTAGAGAAAAACAAGAAGAAGCCGAAAAATTTAAAGAAGAAGCTAGAGCTAGGTCAAACGGTTCAAAGGGAAGTAGAACAACTAGGGTGTCTGGTGACGCATTGAAAAACAAAATGAAAACGGGTGAAATACCAACAACATAATAAAATACCCACTTAAATTGTGGGTATTTTTGTTTTAAATGATATTTATTAACAAACATCGAAATAATGAATAAAAAATTAATCATATCTGAAAATCAATACGAAAAGTTAAGATTCTTTATTCTTGAAACAGCATTTGATAAATTAGCAAAAAGTGTTATCAAGGATGGTGATACTATCAAGATAAACGCTAACAATGAAGTTTTAAGTTTTAAAGTTATTGATAGTTTATCTGGACAAGTTTATATGGAAAATATAGACAAAGGCACCGCATATTTTGGAAAATTAGTATTTATCAGTTTTACTTCATTTAATGATAGTAAATTAGATTTAAGAGTTGCTAATGATACACAAAAAACTGAAAAACCAATTAATTCTTCAAATTGGGCTAAATTAACATTAAAAAACATTGAAAAAATAGATGTCTATAGAGGTGATAATTTAATTGATTCAACATCCGATACAAAAGAACCAGAACAAAAACCAGAAGATAAAGAAGATGATACAGAACAAAATCTATCTGACGAAGCAATTGACAATATTAACGATTTAATGAGGTTGATGTTGGATGGGTTGGATGATGGTAAAGGGTTGACGCTTGTAATGTCAAACAACGAACAAGTAAAATTATGTTGTCAATCAGCATCAAATGGTACTTTTATTTTAGAACCTATTGGTGATTCACCAATAGAATTATTATCAAATTTTGATAGTATAACTATAAAAATAATACCAGTTGATGAGGAAGATGTTGAAACTGATTTGTTAACAGCAAACAAAGAACTTTGGTCAACAACAGATGACGGTCAAACTGTTAACATAGTTATTGAAGGGCATTCTGGTGATAAAACAGAAAAAGTAAAAATAACTGGTGTTTCCGATTTAAAAATAGACCAATCGTGTTCATCTGAAGAAGATGAAGAAGGGGAAGATGAAGATTATGATGCTGAAAAAGTTTTAAAAATGGTTTTATCTGACCCAGATTTAAAAGCTGCTTTTTATAAACAACCAACATTTTGGCAAGCATTTAAAGCTGAGTTAACTGGAAAAGAAGCGACTGGTAAAGGTATTATACCAACATTAGATTTAATTGGTAGATATATGGATAAAAAATTAACCGATAAATTAGGTGATGGTTTTAAGAAAAAAGGTAGTGTATCATTTATACCGTTAGAAGCTGTTTCAATACCATATACAAATAAAAAAGGTGGTAGAGTTTATTTTGAACTTAAAAAAGACATTAAATATGAAGGTGAGTTTGCGGTAATCGTTAAAGGTTTTTCTTATGAAGATATTGAAAATCGTGATTACCAAGTTTTAGAGAATTCAGCCAAAGGTTTTAGAATAATTGTTAAAGAAAAAACAGAGACACCTAACGTGTTTATTTGTGATGTTGAAAAGCTTTATAGTGTTAAAAATGAACCTAAACGTGCCAGAGAAGAAGATGTTCAAATACGTTTGATGGATTCTAACGGTTATAAATCAGACAAGCAAGAAAAAAAGTAATATAGTATGGCAAAAAGTAAAAAAGACGAAGCTGAAGAAGCATTAAGGTTATTGAAGGAACAAGCTAGACTTCAAAAAGAGATTAGTACTAGTTATGATGCTTATATCGAAGGTGTTAAGAAGTACAAGGCTATTCAAGAAACTGTCAATGATAATATTGCAATAGAACAAAAACTACAAGACAACTTAGATAAGAATAGGTCTAAAATGTCAGCTGAAGAAATTAAGGCTGAAGAACTTAAACTTAAAATCTTAAAAGAACAAACTGAAGAGATGAAAAAACAAGGGCAGACTATGGAATCTGCTCTTAAATCAGTTAATGTCAAAAGTTTGGCTGGTGCTAAATTATTAGCTAAATCAGCAAAAGGTTTGACTGACGCTCTTGCTGGTTTACCTGGAGTTGTGGAAAGAGCTTATGGTAAGCTAAAAGGCTTAGGTTTATTTGAATTGGAGAAAGCGATGAAACAGTCGGCTTTGTCTATGGGTGTTTTAGGTAAGGAAAGTGTTGGTTTCCAAAAGAATATTGTTGCTGTAGCTAAACAGACTCAAATGATTGGGGTTGGTATTGAGAAACTATCTCAATTATCTTCTGCATATAGTGAGAATTTGGGTAGAAACGTAATGTTAAGCAAAGAGGGGCTTAAAGCCATGGGTGAAATGGTTGCGGCCACTCAATTGGGTGTTGAAGGGACTGCTCAAATGGCTGCTGATATGGAGCTTCAAGGTGTTTCAGCTGAAAAAACTGGTAAATTCATAGAGCAAACCATGAATGATTCCCATAAAATGGGGTTAAATGCTAGTAAGGTTCTAAAGAATATTACTGGTAACATGAAAATGTTAAACCGTTATAATTTTAAAGATGGTACAAAAGGTTTGGCAAAAATGGCTGAATTGGTTACAAGGTTAGGTGTTGATATGGAGTTTGCATCTGGTTTTGCTGATAAGCTTTGGGATGTTGAAGGTGCGGTTGATTTGTCAGCTCAATTACAAGTTATGGGTGGTGCATGGGCAAACATGGCAGACCCATTCCATTTGATGTATATGGCACGTAACGATATGGAAGGGTTAACCGAAGAAATTGGAAACGCAGCAGCGCAATCTGTTAAATTTAACGAAAGGACTGGTGAATTTGATATGGCGGCAAAAGAAATGCACAAATTAAAAATTATTGCAGAACAAACTGGTATGTCTTATGATGATTTGGTTACCGCTGGTAAAAACGCCAAAAAATTTAGTATGATTAAATCACAAATAAGATTTGATGTTGGTGGTGGTGAAGAAGGTAAGGCTTTGCAAGATTACTTGACAAACAAAGCTCTTTTCCAAGATGGTAAAGCGTATATTCAAGTAAAAGGTGAGAAAAAACTTATTAGCACATTGACTGACCAAGATAAGAAAATATTAAAAGCCGAAATGGAAGAAAAGAAAAGCA